TGCGCTCGGCCGGGTCGTCGAGCATCTTCTGCATATTCTTGGCGACCTTGTCGCCATGCAACTGGTTCTGCGTCGCCCGCAGGTGATCGGCGTATTCGGTAGTCTTGCTGACTTCGTAGCCTTTGTCTTTCAGATAGCCGATGAACTTGCGCGTGGTGTCGGCATCCATTTGCGGCATCTTGATACGCGGAATGCCTTTCGACTCGGCGCAGAACAGGTTGGTGCCGGTGATCGAGACGTTGCACAGATCGAACTCGGGCGCTTGCTTGCCGTCGTCGCTCAGCCGCTTCCATTCGGCGGCGACCTTGCCCAAGTGCTCGACCAAAGTTGACGCCATCTTCGGCTGCTGCAACTCGACCTTGCGGCCTTCGTACAACGCCCGCGTCGCATCGTAGACGCTGTCGGTGTGAATGACGCCGTTGTGGCCGATCCACGCACGGTTGGAATAGCCGTGACCCAACTCGCTCGAACTGGCTTCGCCGTCGCCGCCGCTAGAGCCGCTGCCGAACGTGAACCGGCCGCGCTCGTCGTGATTGGGATTGCCGCGCTTTTGCAGCCACTGCTTGGCCGCCGCGCCCATCAGCATCTTGACCAGTTGCGCGGTCGGCAGTTGCCCGACATTGGCCGACGCTTCCGGCGATTCCAGTTCAGGGAAGCCCGCCGCGTCACGCACGAAGTTTTCCAGTTCCTCGTCGGGGAACAGCGGCATGCCTGCCTTGGCGATGTTGCTGATGAATGCGCCGAGCGAATCCAGATCGAGCCGCTGCGGCATGTCGGGAATCAGCCGGGGCAGAAACTTGTAATCGAAATTGTTGATCTTGAATAACCGGGTGATGCCGAAGCGATTGATCACGTCGGCAGCGCTGTTGAGCCAGCCTTCAATCGCGGCGTAGAACATGTCCACGCGCGTGACTGCAAGGTTATTTGTACCGCGCACTTCGTGGCCCAGCTTGATGAAGTCGGCCAGCAACGTCATCAGCATCTGCACGCTGTGCCGCTCGATGGTCTTGTCGGGATCGACCGATTGCCGACCGTGTTGCGGCGTCACCAACTGAAACTCGTACATCCGCACATTGGTCATCTTGCCGTCTTCGTCGCGATACGGATCGGACGGCAATATCAATCCCATCTGTTCATCGACGCGCACCCGGCTGACCGCATTCTTGTACAGCAGGAAGGCGCGCTGCGCCGCGACCACGTCGGGATCGGTGGTGTTGGTCGATGCCGCTTTCTCGATCAGGTCGGACGGCAGATACAAGCACGGGAAGCCGCCCATGCGCTCGAACAGGATGGCTTCGAGTTCTTCCAGCCGCTTGACGAAATAATAATCGCGATAGGCGTTGCGCAGCACCGAGCGCCCTTCGGGATTATTCTTGTGGCTGATCGGCCGGAACAACAGCAGCTTTTCAATGGGGATGTCTATGAGTGTGCCGACCCACGGCTGTTGCGTGACGCCGGTCACTTGACCGTTGTCGTCGAGAAACCATTTCAGCACGGTTTCCTGACCACGGATCGGCAGCCGCCGCCAGCCGATCAGCCCGTCGTTGAATTGACTGATCGGCAGTTCGTCAGGCTCATTGGCCGGGCGTTCGACTTCGGACTTCGGCGCTTTCGGTTCCGGGCCGAGCCGCCGTTTGTAGACAATCTCGTGCAGCGAATAGCCGTAAGGCAGCATCGACAGCATTTCGACGACGAAGTCGTCCCACGTGTGGGACATGTCGCCGCGCAGGCTATCGACGAAATCGGCGTACTTCTTTGCTTCGCTGGAATCGTTCGCCGGTTCGACGCGCCACGTCACCTTGCGCATCGCCTGCTGGATCGTGAAAATCATCGCGCCGATGATCGACGAATTGTCCATCATCTCGCGGAACGTGCGCGCGCCTTCGCGGCCTTGCAGTTCGCGCAGAAATTCTTCTTTGATCCAGCCGCCGTACTGGCGCAGGCCGTAAGAGCCGTAGTCGGCGAAATTCAAGCCGTAGCTTAGGTCCGGCACCTTCCAGCCCAGCGACGAATCGCTGAGCGCGCCCGGAGTTCTACGAAGCGGCGTCGGGTCAGCCATGATTGCGCGCGAAATTCTTCAGGATGATATTGCACACTGCGCACACGTCACCGGCCCAGCCCACCGTCTGCTGATACACCGCATTCGGTCGGCCGCTTTCGCGCTTATGCGAGCAGCGCTTGTACTGATACTGGTACGGCGCTTTGTTGTAGCGCACGTAGGGCGATTGCCCTTTGTGATTTGCTGCCGCGCGCATCAGCGATGCTCCCGCAAGTGTTGCTGCAACTGGTTGTAGGTGTTGTCGAGTGCGTCAGACAGCTTATCGACCCGTTCAATGACCCGCTTGGTATCGACTTCGTCGGCAACCAGCCGCTGATTGGCAGTGCTCAAGTCCTGAAAACAGGTGGCGATGAAACCGCGATGCGCCTCAATTGCTTTCTCGTTCTGATCGACGCGCTGGCGCAGTATCTGGTTGGCTTTGGTGCCTTGGTCGAACATCGCAGCAACTTTAACCTGAAGTTCAGCGATGTCTTTGGTGTCTTCCCGACGCTGCACTTCGATAGAAATCGTCCAACCGATGATGGCGATGATCGTACTACCAAGCAGCGCCAGCAGCTTGTAACGGACAGTGATGCCGTTGCCGTCATCCGCCATTCACGGCCCGACCCGATGCGTGATCACTTCTGCTCCGGTACGACGCATTTTGCGAGAAGCGTATTAGTCTGTTGCGCATACTCAGCGAACATCCTTGCATTCTCGGAACGCTGTGCGTTGGCAACCTGCCACGCCCTGTTGTTTTCGATGTCTGAATACCAAACAAAGGCCAGCAATAAGAAATTGCTGACGATCATGGCGAGCGCCAACGGCTGCGAACCGAGTACGCTAATGAGACTGCGCGCAGTCAGCCCGGCTTCTTCGGTGACGCCGGGATTCACCGCTCACCCGAGTTGCGCTTTGTCCATATCCAGCAGCACCTGCTTCACCTGCGGCTGGGTATGATAAACCTTGTTGTAGTTACCGGAATCGCCTTGGGGGCGACAAGCGATGTCGCCCCCGGTCGAGCCGGTCTTCGCCATCGCTACCAGCGACAGCCGATCCAGAAAATCCGCGTGGTATTCGTGCGGATTGCCGAGCGCTGAACTGAAAAAACTTTCTGACATCACCAGCCTCGATCCCAACCACGATTCCAGCCGAAGCCGGGCGCGCCCCAGCCGAAGCCGGGCCTGAACCCTGCGCCTGATCCCCAGCCGCCGAAGCCGGGCGCACCGTAGCCGGGACAGCCGCAACCGCTAACGCCCCAACCGTTGCCCCAGTTTGGCTCGGTGACAGCAGCAGCGCCGACCACTGCGCCAGCACGAAAGGCGCGACGGGCTGCCCAGCGCGGGCGCGGGCCATAGACGAAGTGACGATGCCACGCGACGCCACGACGCCACGCGACCGCGCCACGCGGACCGACCGCGATGCCGCGCCGAAAGCCAACTGCGCCGCGCGGGCCGACAGCGACACCGCCGTGGCGCACCGCAACATAGGCGTCCGCTTTCGACACCGTCAGCGTGCCGCCGTCAAATGACAGCAACAGCACGCACAGAGACGCGGCAGTAGCGAGCAACAATTTCCACATCAGTGTTGATCCTTTTGATGCTGAGACGCCGCCCCACTCTCAAGTAACGCGCAAGCCTGTTCGAATGTTTCCATGACCTGCTGGCGTTGCGGTTCGAGCACCGCGTTGCCGTGCTCATTCTTATTCGGCAGTCGCACCGACGCGACGTAAAACGGATCGACCGCGATCTTGCTGCCGTCCGGGCGCGTAAAGTGAACGAATTTCATAACTTGAATGTGGTGACACCTGCGCGTGTCAACAACAAGCGGCACAACTGCTTGACTTCCTCGCTGCTGTCGAGCGCGAACCACGCCACACGCTTGCCGAAGTCGATCCGCACGCGACCGTTGCCGTCGCCGCTGATCCGGATTAGCAGTTCACCCTCGTCGGTGTCGTCGAGCATGCCGTGCGGAAATTTGCCGGTCGCGCCGGGCTTCAGTGCCATGCCCGCCCGATCCCGCCGATCAGTTCAGAGGCGATCCATAACGCCACAGCGGCCCAGCCGAGATGCCACGGCGGCCTGCCGACGCCATAGGCGGCAAGGCAGGCCAGCACGAAGGCGAAGACGAGCAGAATGAGTCCGATATTCTGCATGGCCGTTCTCTTTGGTTTCGGCGGTTGAAACGGCCAACGCTCGCGCTGCGACTGTTCGTGCAGCGCCTGCATCTTCTCAGTCTTGGTGCGCCAGTGCGGCACACTCAGGTCGCGGGCGGGGCCGCTGGCTCTGGTGCCGGTGCGGGCTGCGTCGAGCCGGGCGTGCCCGGCGTATTGGCCGCTACCGCGTTGGCGAGTGAATTGGCGTTGGCGTTGATTTCATCGACCAACTCTTGCAGCTTGGCCGGATCGTCTGCGTTGGCTATCGCCGCTGACAACTGCGCGCTGAGTTGCTGCAACAGCGTCGTCACCGCCGCCACCACACTGGTCTGCGCCGCTACGGCGGCATGCACATCGTCGAGCGTTGCCATTTCTTTCGTCTCCTTGGCTATGAGTAGATCGAGTTTTGCCGAGATGACCGTCAGTTGACGGTTCAGCACCATAAACCATTGCTGAAGCCAAGACGTAAGACTGACCGGTGTGAGGCTAGACTTATCCACAGTCAATAATCCCTCGGCCCCGATCCGGGCCAGTAGCGCGCCTCGCCGACCACCACCGGATTGACGATGGGCGGCTTGCCGACGCCCTTGAGCATCAGATCGGTCAGCGCCCATACCATAGCATCAAGACGGTCTGGCGACGGATCGCCGGATAGTGGTTCCCACGTGCACAACTGATCTTCCAGTTCGGGCAGCGGCTTTACGTGCCGGACTTTATTTTGCTCGTAGAGCGCGGCGACTGGCTCGGCGCGGGCTTGCTTGGAATGTCGTGCGTGCACGATTCTAACCGGGAGATTCTTTCGGACAGTGCCAATGTTAATACGGACCAACTCTCCGCCCTGATTTCCTTCAGCAACGATTCGGTCTGCCGAATGAGCATCAAAAGCCTTAACAACTTCTCTGGCCCATCGGTCGGGGGAGTGTCGCCCGCTTCGGTCGTCGATGACATAGGCCAGCCCGTCCACGCCAAGACCAGCGATGACGATGCCACACAAGGCGGACTGATGCGAGACGGAAACGGACGGGTCCACACCTATGACGATGCGCCGCATGTCCGGCAGCGATCCGGTCAGCCGGGCGGCCTCGATCAGCGCGCGATTCCAGAACGCGCCTTCCTGTTCCTCGATGACTTCGCCAAGCAATTCTTGGCGGCCCAGTCGCGTACCCTCATAACGTTGGATGATGCGGCTGTAGAACGGCGATGCCAGCGCGGCGCGATTAGCGTAGGTCGTTGCCCGTGTGATCACACAAGCCGGATTGTCACCAAGTGACTGTCGAATGAGTTCCCGAATAATTGGAATTGGTTTGGGCGTGGTAGAAATCATTGCTTGTGGATTGAGGCCAATACGCAAACCGAACATCGCGTTGTCCCACGCCTCGGTCGCGTTGTCCCTGACTTTGGAGCGCGGCCAAGAGGCTAATTCGTCCGCCCACAACGCCCCATGCTGTGGCCCACGCAAGCGCTCGGGTTCTTCGGCGGTGTAGATCGTCGCCACGCAGCCGTTCGCCCAGTGCAGTTGCCGCTTCGACGGTTCGTAGACCGGGCGGCCGACTATCGCGCCCTTGCTGTCGATGTCGCCCTCGAAGGCGCATTCCAGAATACCGGAATCGCCCTCGATCATAACCTTGCGGGCGCTGTCGGCGGTCGGCGCGACCAGCGCGATATGCCGGATACGCGCTTTGACCTTTTGTTTTACCCACTCGGCACCGGCTCGGGTCTTGCCTGCGCCGCGCCCGGCCATGAACAGCCAGAACTGCCAGCCACCGGGCGGCGCTTTCTGTTCGGGACGACCGACTGCATCCCAGTCGTGCCAGACATTGGCGGCGGTCGATTCGCCATCGATCCCTTCGGCGCGCAGCTTGGCAAAGATTTCACGGGCCGCAGCTTCCGGGTTCTCGGCGCGATTGATAGCGTCGGCAATGTCATTCAGATGCAGCGGCATCAATAGTGCGGTGCCTGCCCGGTCGTAAGATAATCACGCAGCGCAACGGTCGCCTGCTCAATATTGAAACTGGTTTTGTAGAACAGATTGCCGCACGGGCCATTCTGTTCAGTCACGCTGCCGGTGAATACAGCAAACCTTTTGGCATGACCGCAGATGCAGGTGCCCCATGACTTCATTGAGAACAGCTTGTCATCATACGGCACGTTGTCGCCCGCAGGCTCGTACAGTTCACCGCGTTCGAGCATGCCGAGCACTGTAACAAGCGCGTCGCGTTGCTCGTGCGTCAGCTTCAGTTCTTCAGCGGTCTTGAAACATGGTGCTAACATGACAGTGCTCCATTTTTGCAGCGTCCCGACTTCACGCTCTGAGTCGCGTGAGTGACTTAGCAGACAACAGAGTGCGCATCCCGCTGTTCAAGCAGCGAGTGCCAAACTCCCCGCTGCAAACTCGACGCGGGTCAGATGACCCAGCATCGAGATGAACGCGACTTCGCGGTCGCGTTGTGTCAGCCGATCAAAAGTGCCGAGCATGCCAGCTAGCGGCCCGTGCTTGACGCGCACGCGCTGGCCTTGCCGGAAACCTTTGCGGATGGTGATGACGCCGTCGCGATCTTCACGGGCTTTGATTTCGCCGATGACTGCATCATGAAGCAGCGCAGGGCGATCATCATTGGTGAAGATGGCGTCAACGCCGCAGGTGGTGCGTATAAGATACCAGCGGGGAATGAACAGGACGAAGAAATAGCGACCAAACAGATAACTCTCGACCATCTGCTTATGGCCGCGAAAGAACCGACGCTCACGAAATCTCGGGAAGTAAACATCGAAGCCGCGATCCTGTAGGAAGGTGCGGGCCACGGCTTGCTTGCCGTTCTCTGATGTCGCGACCAGCCACGGCATTCAACCAATCCTTGAGCCGTAGCATTCCCCCGGACCGGCTCGGGTGATCGATGCCCGATTCATAACCAATCACCAGATGTGGATGCAAGCGCAAACTTATCCACAAGATATGCGAAGGTTTAGGTGCTACCGTTGCGCTTCACTTC